TTTTGTTTAAGAAAATAACCATCTTCCCATCTATCCTTGGCATCATGACTACAATGCTCCACACGATGTCCTTCTCCATACCCATGAGTGTGCTTCTTCCCACACTTCGTACAATCAAATGTTAAAACATTGCTGCCGTTAATAGTTTCTTTAGTCGCATAAATTGTTGGTATATTCATTGTTATATCTCCTCACTCGTTCCATTTCTCTCCACCTAAAGCTGCATATCCAGCTATGTCCACCCAAGAGTCTTCATGATCAGGGGTTTCAATAAGTCTTGATACCTTCAATTGGTTTAGGCAAAGATAAACTTGGGCAACAGTGATGTCTACCCCTAACACTACAGACCATAGCTTGGCGATACGCTCATGGTTTTTGTAAGCATCTCCATAATGCTTGGCTCTCGGACCGTTGACCAAGGATTCTGCTTTTTGTAGTAACTCTTCTCTTTTCATATTAAATACCTGTACTTCTTATCGGACTCAATTATGTGCAGATTTTTCTTAGCTCTCGTTACGCCAACATAAAATGCACGGTGCTCATCGTCTTGGTTTCTATTCTCAGCACATGCTCGAGTGCTTGATAAAGATACCACACAATTATCATCTTCTCCCCCCTTCATGGCATGAAAGGTTGACAGTTTAATCCTAGGTTCGTCCAGAATGTCCTCGCCTCTCCGCTCAATGGCCTCAAAGTAAAGCTTATCATGAGTGCCTAGTCGAGCCACGTCCATCGCATCTCGGTCCTTGGGTGCTGCCATTCCATATTTTTCTTTAAGATCTTCGTAAGACAGGAGGCTTTCAGGATCAACGGCCTGTAATAGGTTGCTCGAACCTCGTTTCACTACTTTGAAATCTCCCATCTTGGGGACATTTTCGTAGAGTTTAACAACAGATGCAAGAGGTAAATGTTCTCCCCTCTGTAATTTTTTCCAAGAAGTAATCACTTCTGCCGTGGATTGGCTAATACTACTCCTACCTTTTATAGAATACAAAAGACCTTCGGCCTGTAGTAACTCCCCCCACTCTCGTACCATTGCATTAGTTCGAGCCATCAACGTCCAAGATCCTGTGGAGAAATCAAGTTCTCGTATCTGTCTGTGAAAGTTTACAGACCCTCGATCCTCGGTAGGTTTAAATTCTTTTTCTTGTCTCTCATCTATCCTATGCACCAAGTGCTGAGACAAACGATGCACTGACACTGGTAATCTATAACTCTGAGTAAGTATTTCTTTTTGATCGCTGCAACCTAGGAATAACCGTACATCGACACCTGTCCATCGGTGGATCGCCTGGTCATCGTCCCCTGCATATAAAACCTTCTTCGCATTCGAGCTTATTGTCTTTACCATTTCCCATTGTAACGGTGTCAGATCTTGTGCCTCATCAACAATCAATAGATCTAACGAGGGAGGCATAACAGATTGTATGTATAGTTCTATCAAATCAACGAAGTCATATTTAGTGTTTTCCTGTTTGTAAGTAGAAACAATTTTCTCAATCTTTTCTAGGAGTGGAAAATACATATCCCGGTCTCCATGTTGATTGTATTCTTTTTCAAAAGAAATCATTTTGTATCGAGCTCTTGTCATTAACTGAAGATAGGTGTCTCCCTTACCAATCGGCAAAGGTATAATCATTCCATCGTCTGGAGATACTCCGCTTACTCCATCAAAAATTAAACCAAGTTGGTTCCCTAAGATTCTCCAATCATCTCGACCAAGCATATCAGAAGACTGCAACCCAAGCCCTCTAAAGGCCATAGAGTGTAGTGTTCTAAAATAAGGTAGATCTTTCTCCGTCAGGTTAAACGTAGCACAGGCTCTATCCGTAGCTTCACGCACCGCCTTCTTTGTAAACGATACAAACGCTATACGATCTGGAGACGTGCCTTCAGCCAGGGCCTGCTTAACGCTCTCAATAAGAGTGTGAGTCTTGCCGCAACCAGGAGGTCCAAAGATCAGAGTACTAGAGCCCATGTTGAATACCACGCGGTCGATCTTCTAACCAAGCGGTGACTTCAGACTTATACCATCTGCTTGCACTCCTCTTACCATCTCCCTCGATTCCAAGGATCAAGGGCGGCGGAAATTTTTCTAGTTCTACCCACTTATAAATAGTGGATCTGGATACACCTAACCAGTCAGCAACTTCGCTAACAGGTATCAGTTTCTCAGAAGGGGATTTTGTCATCGTCATTCTCCTTTGTGATTGTTTCAAGTTCTTCTGGTTCAAAAGAAGGAACAAACCAAACTCTAATCGAAGTTCGTTTGCCGCCTCTCATTATGTTCTGGTGCCCCACACCATCACTGTCATCGTTCAATGCTTTAATACCCTCTTGTACTTGAGCCTTGGACCAGTGTTTCCAATCTTGTCTATTTAGATATTCCATTAGACCATTGATTGTGAATTTAGTAACTCCGCCCTCGGTCCAGGGCTTGCCCATCTGGATCTCATCAGGGGACATAGCGCGTACTCGACTTGTACAATAGTTTCTAAGATGATCTTTAAACTGTCCGTGATATGTAAACTCTTCGGTCACCTCTAAGTAGGTTCCCTCTTGTAACATCTGGTTTATTGTTGAGTTCCATTTGCTTGGCTTCATCATAGATGGGAAGTAACTGATCTGTTCCACACACGCCTTGGCCCAAAGGCCCTGGTTAACTAATTGATCCGTGGATAGTTCTACACGTTTGCCTTCAACATCCATAAAGTAAAGTCGAGGTTGCGATTTTATAATCGTTAGACCTCCCATCGTAGGAAGATCCAAGGCATCGTTACCCACCCCATAGGGTCTGGTCTTACATAGATCCTTATCGCAATGATCTTTTAATGGGCATTGGTCACACTGATAGAAATATTCTTTCTTCTCTAGTGATCCCTGGATATCTACCACCTCCCTCGAGGGGAGAGCGGGTGAACAAAACTGTCGGTTGTATTCTTCATGGTGTTTCTTCCAATCATCAGGCCACTTCATTCGGCAATACACACCGACCGCAAACATAAATATATTTCTGTACTTTGAAACTTTCCCAAGACTGGTCATTACTTCTAAACAATACGGTCCGTCCGTAAAACTTTCTCTCTTACCACCAAGATCCATCTCATTCAGTTCGGATATTGATACTCGACCCTTCTCAACTGCGGTTAGAAACTCCTCCAACTCCATCGCCTGGCCCTGGCTATCGAAACAATAACGCATGGTTTGTTCTGCATTGAAGTACGGTACGTTGATATGACTACCAACATCCCCCCGGTCAGCCATAATCTTGTCTTGCTTTGGGAAGATCTCGCAATCACTAGCGTATCCTAACACAACAGACATCTCGAGTAGGTACTCTCGTACCAAAGCCGCTGGCTCCCAATCCTTTAAGAATAAAAACAAGTGAGCTCCACCTGACTTGGATCGACATTGGAAAAGGGGAAGCTTTAATTTTTTAATCTTTTTATTTAATTCGCCTAAGTCTAAATCATATATGTCAATATCAAGAACACCAAACTTACATTGATTGTCTGCATTGATGGGGATTGAGTTCACACCTTGCTTACCATCAATATGATGTTGCATTACTGTTTCGGTAAGAGGTTCTCGAAGCACTGTGTACTTAGCGTCTGTCTTCCCATTGCGTCCAACACGCCCCACGGTAGTTCTACCGTGAGCTAGGGAAGATCCTTCAAAGGCTTCCAATAATCTTTTTGCATTCGACATTAGTATCTCCTAGAAAAAGTGGCGGAGCATCCCCTCTCCGCCACCGTGCTACATTTAAAACGGTATTTCATCTCCGTTAACAGCGGAGCTAGGAGACTCCTCTGGTGCAGCTTTAACTTCGCCTGCCGCCACACTTGAGCGGAAAGCTTTGGCCTCCATCAATAGATCTCGATTATCAACAAGACCTATCTTTTCAACTTGCCAATTGGCAAACGTACCTTTGTCATTGCTCTGCTCGATGGAAGATAGTTTCCACTTAGTAGCAAAGACCGCAGGAGTAACCTTTCCTTTGGTCGGATGATCTACTTTTTGCATCGCAATCATAGTCTTCCAATTACGACTGACCTTTAGCTGAGTAGATTTCATATCAATGATCGCTGGTTGGAAAGACCCATCCTCACCAACAATCAAACAGAAATGCTGATCCGACTTAACGAGCTCATTGCCACTAGGTAAGATCTCCTTTGCACCAGTCCGCGTGGCCTGTTGTATTAAAGGATCGTCTGGTGCGATCTCTCCTTGGAACCCTCCGCCGCTCTCTCGAGGTACGAACTCCAGATACTTTGTTGTTTGGAAGCACGGTACAACGGTAAGACCTTGTTCTCCATCCCAAAACTCTTTCGTAACGGTGTTAAACGCATCTCCTTGAGCCGCTCCCTCAATGAACTCAGGTTTCTTTTTTGAGATCTGGGGTGACAGAGCCTGGATAAGCCTGACAAATGGGATCTGCATCTCACTACTGTCAAAGCTTGCTCCCTCGCCCGCACTTTCAAAGATATCGTCCATCACCTCGGTAGACATCGCGGTTCCTTTGGTTTTTGTTACATCATTCATAGTTATTTCCTCCGTATTTCAGCTGCATTATTAACATAAGCCCCGAACAATTCGAGATCGACAGGCTTTCCTCCCTCCACAAGACCTTTAACAAAGGCCTTTAGAGTGGATGAGTGTACATGGGTTTTGGTTTTGGGGTAGAATCCTCGCTCCTCGAGCATACCTACGACATCTCCCGCCATGTTGTCCTCGCCTTTGCCGAAAGAACAGGTGACATCATTCTTTATAATGTCATCATATTTATTCTCTCGTAGCCAAGCATGGGCCTCATCAGTACGATCTTTGGGTATTGATGCATGAACAATCAACTTTCTTTGAACTGTCATGCCATCCACATCCAATCGCTCAAGACCCATCTCATCCATTAGAGCGGGTATTGTTTCGGTTGAAAGCTTTTGCTTTGCCCTCTTCAGTTCTTTGACATGTTGTTCTGCATCCTCGATCTGATCTTCTACTTTTCTGAGGTTTCGCACCAAGCCACTTAAATTTTTTGCTGTTTCAGTATTGACTTGTGATACTGCATCAGCTTCATCATAGTAATCTTCAAAGATTTCCATAGATTTATTCC